CGCCAGCTGGACCGAGGGGCGCCAGCTGGACCGAGGGGCGCCAGCTGGACCGAGGGGCGCCAGCTGGACCGAGGGGCGCCAGCTGGACCGAGGGGCGCCAGCTGGACCGAGGGGCGCCAGCTGGGCAGGTATAGGTAGCACCGATCGCTAGAGATCAGATCACGCCAAAAGCGCCTATTATCGCCTATTTGTAACTATTTTGGCGCTGATCTGTCAGATCTAGGCGCCGATCTGCGTCTTAGTAGGTGAAAATTGGCAAACAAAGAAACGAGAGATATCATAGGCTTATGGATTCGTTGTATACGATAGGTGAGAATTGGCGATAATAGGCATTAAGGATAGAACCGATCAACCCAAGGGAGGATAGCTAACATGTTGAAATCAGAAGACAAAAACAGGATCGCGGCTTTGATCGCGGCTTTTCGCTTGTTTGTCTATGGTTTGCTGGCGCAGACCGAGGAAAAGGCTAAGGATATCAGCACCTTGGCCGATAGCAAGCGCAGGGCTGGGGACTGGGCAGGCCTGCAGGATCTGGGGATCCAGCTGGCCAGCGCTCTTACCAAGATCTCAAAGATCATGGGTGCGATCCGTCGCATGGATCTGCAGACAGAAGCCATTGACGCAGCGCGCCAAGCCTTTGAAAAGACAGGCAATTATTGCTTGACTCTGAAAATCGCTCGCACGATCCTTGACATGGGCGAGCCTAGCAAAATGCCTTGCCTTGCCTATGGTTTGCCAGCGGCAGCTTGCCAAGTAGGCGCGATCCTTAGGAAAAAGGCCGGATCGATTTGCTCCCTTTGCTACGCATGCAAAGGGAATTACAACTATATTGAGGTAATGGCTTGTAATTACCGCAGGTTAGCAGCGATCATGGATCTGGATCTCTGGATTGAAGCTTTTTCCATGGTCCTGCAGGCCTATCTTGACGGCAAGATCAAAGGCAAGGGAAAGCACAATGATCCTAGATACTTCCGTTTCCATGATACTGGTGATCTCCAAAGCGCGCAGCACCTTGAAGCCATTGTCGAAATTGCTAAGCGATTTCCACAAGTTAGCTTCTGGGTTCCCACTAAAGAGCGCAAGATCGTCTCTAACTACTTGAAATCCTTTGGGAATTTCCCCTCCAATCTGGTTGTGCGGGTTTCAATGCCTATGATCGGCCAAGATCCTAGTGATTTCCATGGCTTGCCGATCGCTTGCGTTGACAGTAGCAAGGCAAAGCCCTGTCGCATGATCAATGGGGAGTGCGGATCCTGTCGCGATTGTTGGGATCCCAAGGTGCGAGCGGTTAGCTACGGAAAACACTAGAGATATCAAGGGCTTAGCGTAGGGCCAGACCTAATACGTCTGGCCCCTCCCTAAGACCTTGAAATCACTTAGGTTTCTAGGTCGCACGGTATGCGTGACGTGGATCACATAGATCCAGCTGGACCGAGGGGCGCCAGCTGGACCGAGCGCCCTGGTGCCCTGGTGCCCTGGTGCCCTGGTGCCCTGGTGCCCTGGTGCCCGGGCTGGACCGAGTGCCCTGGTGCCCTGGTGCCCTGGTGCCCGGGCACAGATCGGAAGAGCGTCGTGTAGGGAAAGAGTGTAGATCTCGGTGGTCGCCGTATCATTAAA